GGGAGAGACCCCTCCTGGGTCTCTCCCCACCCCATGAGCTACAGAGTAGCTCGGTTTGCCTACCTATCATGGCAGGCTCCCGGGATCCCTCCCGGGCGCATTTGCGCTTTGGTAGCTGGCAACTACAGGCGCGGCTCCCTTTGGGCCGCATTACTCTAGTGTCAACTTATGGAAGCCTATTCAAGATCTACTCCAGCTGGAGTGACGACATTTTATGTGTCTTCACTGCGAACGTCGGATCAAGCGTTTCAGTCTGATGCAACTAGTGCGCCTCGCACTAGTTTGCAGTGGACTGATACTCTGTCCGGTTTCCGCGATCCAAACTGGCGTAGTAACGTTAGGTCTCACGTAAGCGCCACAACCCCATTAGATGCGACTAGGAGGAGAGTGACGTGGAAGAGAGGGGAGCACCATTCTTTGGAGCTCCGACAACCTCCCTACTACCCACAATCCTTTGACATCGCTCGAAGGCAGAGTGACGTGTACGGTGTAACTGGGGGATTTCCTGTCCCCCAGCCCGCACCGAATGAAGACGCAACGGTGGCTAACGCCGCAGTCATCGGTTTCTTGAAGCGCATCCGATCGGTGCAACGCCAGTTTCAAGGCGGTGTATTCCTCGGTGAGCTAAGAGAAACGCTCCACATGCTCAGGCATCCTGCTCAATCCCTTAGGCGTCGTGTTGGTGACCATCTTTCTAGTCTTCAACGAAGAAGACGGAGGGGTCGCAACACAAGCCCTACGTGGATCGCGGATAGTTGGCTTGAAGCGTCCTTTGGCTGGTCCCCGTTCCTCAACGATATTAAGGAGGCAGCTAACTTATTGGTCGACAAAGGCAGATTTATGCAGTCTCAATACGAGCCTGTAAAATATTCTGCCCGCGGCCAAAAGCAAGCTATTCCTCCTAGTATCGATTCTGGGGTACGTCCACCCGCAAGGATAATCTTCACGCAAACTCGCACGTATACCAACCATATTATGGTTTGGTATAAAGGTGCGGTAAGAGTCAGGGCGGCCGGTTCCGTGTATATGGATCAAGAGTTGCTGGGCTTCTCACTCAGCGACTTTGTTCCGACTATATGGGAGCTGGTTCCCTGGTCCTTCCTGATCGATTACTTCACCAATATTGGTGACGTACTGGAAGCCTGGACAACGTGTACTTCTGATGTCGCCTGGGTCAACAGAACCAGTCGACGCAGTAGCATTGCGTTATCTGAAGCCGTGCCGGATCTGGCCTCTACGAGGTCAGCTTACTGGCAGGGCAACAGTTGTCGAGGCAACCTGTGGGGAAACCCCGGCTGGGTGAAGATTGAGACGACTCGCGTCGTGCGTTCTGCTGGTATATCGGATTCCCCCAGGATCTCGCTAGAGATTCCTGGTTTTGGAAGGCGATGGATCAACATAGGCGCATTGATTGCAGCGCGTCGCAATCTTCGTAATCTACCAATATCAACCGTTGGAAGATGATCAATGACGATCAGCGTTACTTCTCCAGTCACAGGGGCTGCCCAGACTGGATTCACCTCCCCGACGTACACGGTAGTGGCGGACACCGCCCCGACCGCGAACTCGAAGCAGTATGCTGTTACCGCTGTTGGCGGTGCCGGCAATACTCCGAGGGTTCACGGAAATGGCGATCCGTTTACGGCAACGTACTTCAAGGTCGCGGGTTACGGGACCCTCGGCCCTCTGAACTCTGCCGGTTTTCCGTCGCGGGTCCCGCGTAACGTCGATAAATGGGTATTCCGTAAGGGAGTTATCCCTCACACCTCTCTAACCGCTCAGCCAGCAATCGTCACAGTGACGATTGATCGGCCTGCGGGTACAGAGTCGAATAACCCGATCGACCTTCGCGCGCTCCTGTCCTTCGCTTATGGGGTGCTCGCGCAGCAGGCCTCCGGTAACGGAGATACTGTTGTGCAGGGCACCTTCTAGTGAAGTGGGAGGGCCGTCGCAAGAAAATCGTCTATCTCCTAATTGCATCGCTCATCGCGTATGCGTTTGGGAAGAACGGTATTCCTGTTCCGGCCGGATTAACTGAGCTTATGCTCCGTTAACTTTCACACATCATTTACCTAAAGGTATCTAACATGCTCAAGCTAAAGCTGGAATTGGTGATTGTTCCCCATCGCGGTAACATTGTGCTGACAACAGGAATGCGTATCTTTGATAAGCGTTCCTACTTCGCCTGTTACAGTGCTATCGTGAATGGGGCTCTTGGCCGCCATTCTAAGAGATCCTTCTTTCTACGTGGGTGGGTTTGGGCCCAAGAATGGATTGCCGACCCGTTCCCGGAAGATATTAGTCTTTCGCAGACGGTTCGTGCCTTCCCTTCATCGAGCCTTGCCCTTCCCGCCGAAGCCGGCCCATGGAGTTACATAGTTCACCCCTTCTTTCGCAAGATCGAAGGAGAGCTGTATCTCTTCATGGTACCAGCAGTAAGAAGGCTATTAGGGATTACGGCTGAGGATGTGAGTAATCACGTCTTCATCCAGAATTATGGGAGTCATTTGCCCATTCTTCCCTGATGTGTGTCGGGTGAATCCTTATGGACATTAAATCCTCTGTGCTTCGCTCGGACCTCTTAGAGGACCTATCGTTGTATCTGGACAGGGAGGCTCTCCGCACTCTTGAAGAGGGCGGCACTCCTTCCTGGCCGGATATGACGACTCGCGACTTCGCCTGCGTTTCCATTGCGTCGTCACTGCTCAAAAAGCATATTGCCGACGTTAAGGAGGACGCAGACAGAGTTGCACTAGAGAAGTTCCTGCGGGTTAATGAAGCCTGCCGGAACTATAGGTTTCCTTCGATGTCGTTGGCTGTAACCGACCTCCGTGGTCAGTATCATCAGCAGCTTCTCGGTCAGGTGAGATACCTGATCTGGAAGTTCTGGGATAGCCTGCCGACGCTGAGCTTCCATTCTATCCTCGCGAAAGGACGGATGGGGCCCGGTGCCAGCATTGGTGCTCTTGGACAGGACTTCTATACGAAGCTGTTCTCGAGTAAAATGACGACTACAAAGGAGCTCCTCTACCGTGCTTTTATAACGGACGTTAACTGCGACCCCCGATGGAGAACCGCCACTGAATTGCGGTATAACCATTTTGGAGGCCCGTTAGTCGTCAGAGGCAATCGCTTGTCATTTGTACCGAAGACGGATGACGTCTCACGTACCATATGCACAGAGCCTTCGCTGAATATGTTCTATCAGCTCGGGCTCGGCGAAATTATATGCGACGGCCTACGCCGATCTTTTGGGATCGACCTGGCCGTTCAGCAGGATAAAAATCGCCGTCTGGCAAGGAAGGGCAGCGCGTCTGGGGCCTATGGAACCATAGACCTCAGTAGCGCATCTGACTCTATCTCGCTAGGGATGTTAGAAGGGATTATGCCAAAAGAATTCCTCGATTGGCTAGTCCTTTTCAGATCATCCGAGTCCCAGCTCCCAACAGGAGACTGGACTACTTTACATATGATATCAACGATGGGGAATGGTTATACCTTCCCCTTGCAAACGTTGATATTTACGTGCGTTGTCTTGGCTGTATATCAAGCCCGTGGGATAAAAACCCACTTTCCTTGGCTCGATTTGACGGGGAACTTTGCCGTAAATGGAGATGATATCATTGTTGTGGCTGACGCCTACAACGATGTTATCGAGCTCTTATCACTGCTTGGTTTCACGCCTAATGCCAAAAAATCCTTTAATTCAGGATTTTTCCGGGAGTCCTGCGGACTCGACGCTTATAAGGGCGTCGACGTTAGAGGTGTTTATCTGAAAGACCTCAAAACACCGCAGAACATCTACTCGTCGGTTAACCGTCTCATACGGTGGCAATCTAAGCATGGAGTAATCCTGCCTAGACTTACCGTACGGCTCCTCTCCCAGGTCGAGTACCTTCCGGTACCCCCTGATGAGGATGACGGCGCCGGTTTCCACGTTCCTAGATCTGTCGTAAACAACCTCAGGCGAGACGAAAACGGGTCCATCCTTTATAAGGCATGGGTTGCTCGTCCGGTCAAACTTGAAGTCAGAGACGATGAGATCCGTGGGCCGCGTAAGCAGCGTAAGAGGGTCTTCAATCCTGAAGGCCTTCTTATCAGCTTTTTAGCCGGCTATCTTCGGGATCAGAGCATCGGTCTTAGGCTTAAGACCGTTCGCTATGATCTCAAACGTAGGATTTCCCCGAATTGGGGGTACCTACCGGCGAGTAGCGGTATAGACCGCGAACGCTGGCAACATTGGGAAAATGTTGCGCGATTCTACTTCGACTAATCATCGGAGAGGATCTGGTCAGAGGGACAGGAGTCCCTCGCTTTTCCTA